ACACTTGAAAAGGAGATTGCTAGATGTAACAATATTCAGATGGCCAGAAAGATTCAACTTAATAGTGCTTATGGTGCTATTGGCAATCAGTATTTTCGATACTACAAACTGGCTAACGCTGAAGCAATTACCTTAAGTGGGCAGGTATCTATTCGATGGATTGAGAATAGAATGAATGCTCACATCAATAAAATTCTAAAAACTGAAGGAGAGGATTATGTTATTGCTTCTGATACTGATTCCATTTATCTTAATTTGGGCCCTCTGGTCGAGGCTGTATACAAGGGAAGAGAGAAAACTAATGAGGGCATTGTCACGTTCCTTAATAAGATCTGTGAAATGGAATTTGAGCCTTTTATTGAAGGTTCTTACAAAGAATTGGCGACCTACGTAAATGCCTATGAGCAGAAGATGGTCATGGCACGGGAGAACATTGCTGACCGTGGTATATGGACTGCCAAGAAAAGATATATCTTAAACGTATGGGATAGTGAGGGTGTTCGATATGAAGAACCCAAACTAAAGATGATGGGTATTGAGGCAGTTAAATCCTCTACACCTGCACCTTGTCGTACCATGATTAAGGATGCTCTTAAACATATTATGAGTGGAACTGAAGATGATGTGATTGATTATATTGATTCATGTCGTAAGGAATTCAGAACATTACCACCAGAAGATATAGCATTCCCAAGAACTGCGTCTGATGTTCGTAAATATTCTGCATCATCTTCAATCTATGCGAAGGGAACTCCTATACATATACGGGGTGCATTATTATTCAACCATTATGTTAAACAGAAAAAGTTGACTAATAAATATTCACTCATCGGAAATGGAGAAAAAGTCAAGTTTCTCTATCTCAAGAAACCGAATATTATTCAGGAAAATGTTGTATCGTTTATTCAAGATTTTCCTAGAGAACTTGGTCTTGACAGATATATTGATTACGACCTACAATTTGAGAAGAGTTTTGTGGAACCACTCAAAGCAATTCTTGATGCTATAGGTTGGAATGTTGAGAAAACTGTAACGTTGGAGTCCTTTTTTAACTAATGGAATTACCTATTAATCACAAAGATTTAAAAACTATAGTTAGTGCTCTATCTTTAGGAGGTGATACTAGACTATATTTTTTACTGAAAAATATTGTGGATGATAATAAAAGAGGAACAACTCAAGATTTAGATTTTGATGCAGATCCTAATCAAGCAGGTGCTGTTACAATATATTCAGAGTCTGATGATTACCAATGTAAGTATGGAGAGTGTGATATTTGACTGAATCAATTGCTCTTATTATTGCTCTTCCTGAAGAGGCTGAAGGAATAACTGATTATCCAGTTTACTTTAGTGGATGTGGTAAAGTTAATGCAACTATTGCTACAATGAAAGCCATTCATGATGGTCATGATTACATTATAAATTTTGGTTCTGCAGGTGCTGTATCTTCTATTTCAGGTCTAGTTGAAGTAACTGGATATGTTGATAGAGATATGGATGCAAGACCAATTAAATTTGAGCTTGGACAAACACCCTTTGAAGATGGTATAATATTAGGTGAAAGGGGAATAGTATGTGGAACAGGTGATAAGTTCGCAACTACCACACCAGAAATTGAGTGTGATATAGTGGACATGGAATCCTATGCCATTGCTAAGACTTGTATGAAACAAGGAATAAAATTCCGCAGTTTTAAATACATATCCGATAATGCTGATGAAAATTCGGCAAATGATTGGGAGGAAAATATTCATAAAGGTAATGAATTATTCCAAAAACTACTTAATGAGATAAAAATTTATGGACTTTCTTAAAGAAATAGTAAAAGAAATTGGAGACGAATACACCCAACTCGCAGCCGACATTGAAGAAACCGAAAGATACATCGACACAGGCTCATACATCTTTAATGGATTGGTGTCGGGTTCCATTTATGGTGGCGTATCTAGCAATAAGATTACTGCCATCGCTGGTGAGTCTAGTACTGGTAAAACTTATTTCTCCCTTGCTGTCGTCAAAAACTTTTTGGATAGTAATCCTGATGGTTACTGTCTCTACTTTGATACTGAAGCTGCTGTTAATAAGCCCTTATTGGAATCCCGTGGCCTTGATCTAAATAGAGTTGTGGTAGTCAATGTGGTTACCATTGAAGAGTTTAGAAGTAAGGCACTTCGTGCTGTTGATATATATTTAAAGACTCCTGAAGAAAATCGCAAACCTTGTATGTTTGTGTTAGACTCTTTAGGTATGCTTTCAACAGAGAAAGAGATCAGAGACGCATTGGATGATAAACAAGTAAGAGATATGACCAAATCTCAACTTGTAAAGGGGGCGTTTAGAATGCTCACACTCAAACTTGGTCAAGCAAACATTCCACTTATAGTCACAAATCACACCTACGATGTCATCGGATCTTATGTCCCTACTAAAGAAATGGGAGGAGGCTCTGGTCTCAAATATGCCGCCAGTACGATCATTTATCTCACAAAGAAAAAGGAAAAGGATCAGAAAGAAGTTATTGGTAACATTATTAAAGCTAAGACACATAAATCAAGACTCTCTAAAGAAAATAAGCAGGTAGAGATACGTCTCTATTATGATGAAAGAGGACTTGATAAGTACTATGGTCTCCTTGAATTGGGAGAACTTGGTGGCCTGTGGAAGAATGTTGCTGGTAGATATGAGATGAATGGTAAGAAAATATATGCAAAGGAAATATTAAGAAATCCCACAGAATACTTTACTGATGATATAATGGAAGAACTTGATGCTATAGCACAGCAACACTTTAGTTATGGAAAGAATTGAGACTACCATTCTCAAAAATCTTATATACAATGAAGAATATTCTAGAAAGGTTATACCTTTTATTAAACCAGAATATTTTGAACAAAGGATTGAGAAAGTAATCTTTGAGGAGATAACTCAATTTATTGTAAAGTATGGTTCTTCAATTACACTTGAAGCATTAAGTATTGAGACAGAAAATAGAACAGACCTTACTGAAGAAGAGGTAAAGGGAATTAGGGAAATGAACCTAACAGAGTCTGTTGTGGAGAATCAATGGCTGATTGATTCTACTGAGAAATGGTGCCGTGATCGTGCTATATACTTAGCATTAATGGAATCTATTCAATTAGCAGATGGAAAGGATGACAAGAAAGGAAGGGATGCTATTCCTAGTATTTTGTCTGATGCTCTTTCTGTTTCTTTCGATAATCATATAGGTCATGATTATTTAAATGATTATGAAGAAAGATATGACTCGTACCATAGAAAAGAAGATAAGATCCCATTCGACTTGGAATTCTTCAATAAGGTTACCAAGGGTGGTCTTCCAAATAAAACACTCAATATTGCTCTCGCTGGCACTGGTGTTGGTAAGTCTTTGTTTATGTGTCATGTCGCAAGCAGTGTGTTACTCCAAGGCAAGAACGTATTATACATCACGCTTGAGATGGCTGAGGAGAAAATTGCTGAAAGAATTGATGCTAATCTTCTAAATGTTAATATTCAGAACATAAGTGAACTTCCCAAACCTATGTTTGATAGTAAGGTTAATAATCTGGCCAAGAAGACTCAAGGAACATTAATTATAAAAGAGTACCCTACTGCATCTGCTCATTCAGGACATTTTAAAGCATTACTTAATGAACTTGCACTAAAGAAATCTTTTAAACCAGATATAATTTTTATTGATTATCTAAACATATGTTCATCCAGTAGATATAGAGCAGGTAGTAATGTTAATTCTTATTCGTTTATTAAAGCAATTGCAGAAGAACTTAGGGGTCTTGCGGTTGAAAGTAATCTCCCTATTGTATCGGCTACCCAGACTACTCGTAGTGGCTTTGGTAGCAGTGATGTTGATCTTACTGACACATCTGAATCCTTCGGGCTTCCTGCCACTGCTGATCTCATGTTTGCTCTTATTAGTACTGAGGAGTTGGAAGGGTTAAATCAAATAATGGTTAAACAATTAAAGAATAGATATAATGATCCTACTATCTTCAAGAGATTTGTTGTTGGTATTGATCGTGCTAAAATGAGATTATATGACTGTGAGCAAAGTGCTCAAGAAAATATAGTTGACAGTGGACAAGAAGAGGAGTATAATGGTAATGAAGAAAAACCCAAAAAATCATTTGCGGAGTTTAAGTTTTGACTTTAAGAACACATACTATAGAGAAGAAAAATCCACAACATAATCAAGAGTGGAGTTGGGAAGAAACCCCTGAAGTTCTATCAGCATTAGAACAATTAAATAAATCATCTGAAGAGGCTAAAAAAGATGTCTAAAAGTGTTGACCTGGATAAGTACCTTAATTTCGTGGATGGTGTCACATCCGATCCCAGTAAAGATTATAAC